TTAACAGGTTCTACAGATAATACAGTAACAACAGTTACTGGAGCAGATGCTATTCAAGGAGAAGCAAATCTAACTTTTGATGGATCAACTTTAGCAGTCACTGGAGCCATTACATCCACAACAACAGCTACTATTGGCACGGATCTTACTGTGACAGGAGCTGATATTACTTTAGGAAATGGATCTGCTTCTACTTTATTAAATCAACCAACGGCTCATGATACAGCTGGTAAGACAATGACTATTACCTCTGGGAGTACAACGGCTGGCACAACAAATAATATTGCAGGTGGTGCTTTAACACTACAAGGTGGCCAAGGAAAAGGAACCGGAGCTGGTGGTGACATTATTTTCAAAACTGCGAATGCCGCAGGAACTGCTGGTTCAAGTTTAAATTCTTATGGAACCGCACTTACGTTGTCTGATGATTTATCAGCAACTTTTGGTGGTGTTGCTGATTTAACGAATGGATCAAAACTTGCCACATCACAAGCATCTCTTGATTTATTTTATGCCAACAGTGCAACAGCTGTCGCCCGATTAGCCAAAGGTACAGGCAGTCAAGTATTAAGCATGAATGCAACAGCCACCGCTATTTCATGGGCCACTGCTGCTGGTGGGGCATGGACTAAAATTGCTACTATAACTGCAAGTAGTGATTCTGTTATTAATCTAGTAGATGGGGCTAGTAGCGTGATTCTGGACAGCACATATCCTATATACTGTGTTATGATTTACGGACTACATCCAGCAACAGATAATGAAGAATTGTTATTTCAAGGAAGTATTGATGGTGGTTCTAATTATAATGTATCGTTAGGTACTACTTATGCTCAAACCTGGAAACAAGCAGTTGGTGGTACTGCTGATGGTGGACATGATTATAATTCCTCTAGAGATAATTCCTTTCAAACAGGATATGTTATTCTTTGTAATGGAGTGGGTAATGGAGCTGATGAACAAGCAGTTGGCCAGCTTTGGTTTTATAATCCTTCAAGTACCACATTCAAAAAACATTTCCTTTGGAATAGTGTAGCCTATCAGGGTACAGATTATATTGTATGGGAAACTGTTTCAGGAGTTTTTAATTCTACTTCAGCTGTTGACGCTATAAGTTTTAAAATGGATAGCGGAAATATTGATGCAGGTAAATTTGTTTTATTTGGGGTGGGAGGATAATATAATGCCAAGATTTAAAAATATAAGCGGAACAAGAGTTCAATTTACAGAAGAGGAAGAAACTGCAAGAGACTTAGAAGAACAACAAGCTCTTGCTAGAAAAAATCCTGAAGCAATGACTGGTCTAAGAGAAAAAAGAAATAGGTTACTAACCGAGACTGATTTTTATGCTTTATCAGATGTTACGATGTCGGCAGAAATGACAACTTATAGACAAGAGCTCAGAGATTTGCCAAGCGGTTTAAGCACAGTTTCAGATGTTGAAAATGTAACTTGGCCAACGAAACCAACGGATTAATGTATTATGTTATTAGGTGATTCCGCATTTAGTTTTGTACCCTTTGCAACACAAGAACATGATGGAATCGCAGTTCTGACTGGACAAGCAATGACCTTGAGCCTTGGTACACCATCCGTTGTCGCGGATGCAGATGTATCGGTCACTGGACAAGGCATGACAATTTCGTTGGGGAACTTAACCATCGAAGTTGGTGTTGATGTTGCTGTTACAGGACAAGCGATGACACTTGGACTTGGTACTCCAACTGTGGTAGTATCCGTTGAAGTTGGCATTACTGGACTGAGTGTTGGTGCTGAAGTAGGCACACCGACCATTACAGGAACGGCGAGCGTCGCTGTAACAGGACAAGAAATGACATCTGCTGTTGGTGCACCTGCTGCAACAACATGGACCGAATTAACAACCAATGCAGACCAAACATGGGCTGTATTATATCCAGGCCGAAAGCCTGACTAGGAGAATTTATGGCATCCACATATACAACCATTTATGGTATAGAAAAAATTACAACCGGTGAACAATCGGGTACTTGGGGTACGACTGAAAACTATAACTGGGATATGATGGACCGTTTTGGTGGTTTCAAAAAAATCACTGTCAGTACTGCAACCAGTACTCTTTATTCAAAAACATCAGGAACACCAACCGATGGTGCAAGTCACTTACAAGATGGCCAATATCGTGTCATTGAATATTATAGTGCTTCCGATGTTGGAGATAATACAACCGTTACAATTGATCCCAATAGTGCTCCTGTTCATTATGTGGTCAAAAATAGTTTAGCAGGCAGTAGAAATTTAATTCTTTCGGCAGGAACCGGTGCTAACGTTACTGTGCAAAATGGTAAAAGCACAATCGTCTATAGTGATGGAGCAGGTTCTGGAGCAGCCGTTACAAATGCTCTGGCAAATTTACAAATTGCAACATTAGAATGTACGGGTGCTGCAGCCATCGATGGCACAGCAACAATCGATACTCTTAATCTAACAAATGTTTTAGGTGTTGCTTATGGTGGTTCAGGATTAACCTCTTATACTGCTGGTGATCTTGTATATGCATCAGGTACAACTACTATTGCAAAATTAGCAAAAGGAACAGCCTCTCAAGTTTTACAAATGAACTCAGGGGCCAGTGCACCCGAATGGGCAACACGGAGTGATTTTATTCCACCCGGTGCGATTCTTCCTTATTCAGGTGCAAGTGCACCTACGGGATATCTTTTATGTGATGGATCAGCTGTTAGTCGAAGTACCTATTCTGATTTATTTGCTATTACCAGTACCACATATGGTGAAGGAGATGGTTCCTCTACCTTTAATGTGCCTGATCTTGATGATAAATTTCCTATTGGAAAAGGATCAACATTTTCTACCTTGGGTGCAACTGGAGGATCAACAACCGTCGATATTACCCCAGCAGGAACGAATGCAGGCACCGCTATTACAACCGCACAACTCCCAGCGCATGCGCACGATAGTTTTGGATCAACTCTAACCTCATGGTCCGGCGGCACGGGTTCTTCAGTAAGTGTAAGTGCAGATCAGAGTTCTCTTAAAACAACGGACACTGTTTCAACTCTACAAACATTAGAAACAGGATCAGGACAAACTCATACTCATACTTTTTCAGGTACAGAGGCAACCCACACAATTACAAATCCGTATATTACACTCAACTATATTATCAAAACATAGGAGGGTTTATGCCATTAGCTAAGTTTGAATTTAACCCAGGCATAAACAAGCAACTCACAGAAACGGGTGCAGGAGAGCGTAGTGAATTTGTGGACTGTGATTTTGTGCGTTTTCGTTATGGACTGCCTGAGAAAATTGGTGGATGGGTCCAAGCCTATACAGCCAATACTCTTCTTGGAGCACCGCGTGCACAAAAATCCTATAATTCAAATACAGGCATTAAGTTTGATGCCATTGGGACCAATAAAAAATTTTATATCTTCGATGCCACGAATGGCACAATGAATGATGAAACGCCCCAGTCGAAAGGAACAAGGGGCAAGGCTGCAGCTATTTCAACCACAGGAACATTTACATCAACAAATGGGAGTGCTGTTGTAACGTGTGTCTGTGCATCGCATGATGCATCTGTTGGAGATTTTGTTACAATTTCTGCTGTGGCCAGTTTAGCGGATACCGGATATTCCGCATCTGATTTTACAACCAACCCGTTTGAAATTACTGCTATTATCAACAGTAACAGTTTTAAAATTACCATGTCTGCTGTCGAATCAGGATCAGGTATGTCTACAACGGGGAATGCAACATTTACAATTCAAGTGAACATTGGAAACTATACTTCCTCGTTAGGCTTTGGGTGGGGAGCGGGTCCATGGAGTGATTCAACATGGGGTAGTCCACGTCCAACGTCTGTTGATATTGATGCAGGAAATTGGTCTATTGATAATTATGGTGAAGATGTAGTTGCTACAATCTATAATGGAGGCACGTATTATTTTGACACGTCTGCATTTGAAGGAGGGGGCACAGATCCATTAATTAATTTAATTGATTATAATACAGGAACCGATGCTTATTCTTTAAATGTAAATTCAACAACGATGCCTGGCACTGCGCGTTTTAGTATGATCTCAACTCCCGATCGTCATTTAATTTTATTTGGAAGTGAAACTACAATTGGAACATCAACAACACAAGATCCTATGTTTGTTCGGTGGAGTGATCAAGAAAGTATTGCCGATTTTGTTCCTACACAAACCAATACCGCCGGTTCACAAAAATTATCTGATGGTGCAGAAATAAGAGCAGCAATTCGTTCACGTGGTTTAATTTTAATTTGGACTGATACAGCAATGCATACAATGCAATTTCAAGGTCCCCCTTTTACATTTGGTTTTCAACAATCAGGACGACAATGCGGATGCATTGGACAACATGCAGCTGTTGACATTGATGGGATTGCCTACTGGATGTCGAATACTGGTTTTTATGCATTTGACGGAACCGTACAAGCGTTGCCGTGTAGTGTGCAAGATCATGTCTTTAATAATATTCGTCTTGTTCCTGAAATTTATGCAGGTGTTAATTCTGACTTTCACGAAATTACATGGTTTTATCCGACAGCAACATCTGATATTATTGATCGATGCGTGACCTATAATTATATGGATAAAGTATGGTATAACGGAACATTGGATCGCACCACCTGGATTGATCGTGGTGTCTTTAATTTTCCTTATGCAACAAATTTTTTACCAACATCAACCGCGACAGCAACACCCACCGTACAAGGTGTCACTCCAGGGCGGAGTTATTTATACGCACAAGAAAATGGGGATGATGATGATGGATCTGCAATCACAGCAAATTTAACGTCTGGTGATTTTATGCTCGATGCAGGAGAAAACTTATTTTCTATTTCTCGTTTTATTCCTGATTTTAAAAATATGACAGGGACAGTGAGCTTTACAATTCAACTGCGTAATTATCCGGCAGATGATAAAACAAGTAGTACTCTTGGACCTTTTACCTTGACCCCAACAACAACGAAAAAAGATTGTCGCGCGCGTGCACGACAAGGAGCAATTAAAATTGAAAGTAGTGCAACCGGTGATGCCTGGCGTTTTGGTACACTGCGTTTAGATTTAAAACAAAGTGGGTTACGCTAATGCCAAAAATGCCAAATATCACATTACCGAGTGCAGGACCTGAATATAATCCTGAGCATTTTAATCAGATTATTAGTGCTATTGAATTAATTACACAGCGCTTAAATTCAAATTTTACAAACTCTGTGCCTGAAGATACTGAAGATGCACAGATATGGTTTTTAGGAGTATAAATGGCTAATACATATAAATTTACAGGTGTTACAATTGCAACAACCGATACAACAAATCTGTTAACCGCAGGGACAGCAGAGACTATTATTTTAAAGTCTATTATTGTCTCTGCAAAAGGGAGTTATACACCAACAGTCACTCTTTCGGTGACGGATGATTCAGCAAGTGCAACCTATGTTATAGCGGATACTGTTGCAATGACAGCCAATGATTCTGAGCAAATTTTAACACAACCCCAGGTTTTAGAGGGTGGAGATATACTCAAAATCGCCTCATCTACAAGTGATTCTTTAGATATTGGCATGAGTTATTTAGTATTAACGAGAACATAATTATTGCATATGACAGAAAAACAAGATAAAACTATTTCAAAGCCTTCAATTATTCGCTATGAAGAAGTTGATGGCAAACAGGTACCCGTACTTCCTGCCGAATCGGTCACGACAATTCGTAATAAACGAACCGGCCGCGTCTATGAATCAACTGAAGCATTTAAAACTGATGTAGCAGATGGCAACACTGATACAACAGAGGATGACTTCCAACAAGATGTAACTATAACTGTTGCCCAATTATCGCTTTTAAAAGGCGATGTAAATTTAGAGGAAGAATAGGATGGACAGTCAAGTGAAAATTAAAGAAGCTAAAAAACTACTAGAGCAATATGCACCAGAAGGAGAATTTCTAGCATATATCAACAAGGACGAAGCTCAAATATTAAAAAATTTAGGTGGCTCTGGGAAACCAGTTGAAAAAACAGGCATACCTTCTTTCCAATGGTTAGAATTAGCGGCTATTGGCTCCGGGCTTTTGGGATACAAAGCTATGAAAGATGCAAGAAAAAAGCAAGAAGAATATTTAGCATTTACACGAGGGCAAGCTGAAGAACAACGAAGACTACGAAATCGATTAATTGCGCGATATGCTCTGAAGCATGGTATGGATGAAGACGAGGTTTCAGTATATATGATTCCCAGTGCATGGCGAGACGAAGCGGAAGCAAAGCCTTGGTTAGCAAAAGATGGTGGTATCATGGGTCTTCGAGTTGGTGGCCCCATTAGTGGTCCACAAAGTGTAGGACAAAGTCTTACAGTTAATCCAGGGATGTCTCAGTCTTTTGTTAATACTTTGACCCCTCATCAACAATTTTCAGGTTATTTAAACGCCAATCAGGGTATTGCCAATTTAAGTCAAGGTGGCCGTGTAGGCCTGTACCAAGGAGGCCATCCTTTTTTAGGGAGCGAGGGCCAACCCGGTGGGTCTGACGCGAGGGACATACTAGAAAGTTTATCTGGAACTCCTACATTTCGACGTGATATGGAAGAGCTATATAATATGCCATATGAGAATATTCCTTATAGTGAACTTGTTAAACAAACAGAAGCTCTTCTTTCTGAATGGCACGAATTACCCTCTATTCCTTTGGGAGATATGATGGACAAATACGGCATGCAAACTAAAGAAACAATAGCACCAGCACCAGCAATAGAACCAACACCAGCAATAGAACCAACACCAGAAATTGACCAATTTGGTCTTTCGTGGTATATGCCTCTGCCACCAACACAAAAAACACGGCGATCAATACCCGCACGGCAATCAATACCCGATAGAATAGGATTGAGACGAGGTGGAGAAGGAGATGATCCCGCATGGGGACCTCCTGAAATTACCGAAGGAGAATTATTAGATTTTGAAGAAACGCCTCCTGATTTATTGGACGAAGAAGTTATGCGTGAGACAATAGAAACTCCAGAAGGAATTGAAACAATCGAAACAGTAATGTCTGATGGACCTATCCCTGGGGAAGAATCAGAAGAATTTTTACGTTACTATAAATTTTTTATCCAATTAGGTTTTGCTCCAGACGAAGCTGAAGAAAAAGCACGGGAAGCCATAGCACGAGAGACAGAACAAATGGCCATGGCCCCTGATCCTTCAGAATTTAATCCATTGGAACAACTCATGAAACAATTAGAACAACAAGAGACCCCGGGCCAAGAACCAGGGATGATGGAAGAAACAGAAACATTAGAAGTTGAAGATATTTTAGCTAAAGGCGGACGACCGGGGTATAACAGAGGACGAGTAGTTAATCCTGGTGGTTATTCTGGTGATCGTAAATATGAAGCTGAAATTCTTGCTGAGGAAATGGCATTAGAGATAGCACCTTTCACAGACTTTTATAGTAGATCTCAAAAGGAGCAGAATGCTATATACACAAAAGCTCTGAAGATAATAGATGAAGGTGAGGACTTTAGGGCTAAAGGCGGACGACCGGGATATAACAGAGGACGAGTAGTTAATCCTGGTGGTTATTCTGGTCGCTATGATCCAAGTGGCCTTGAACTGGCATTACGGGACTTCTTCCAAAACCCTAATTTAACGCTTGAGGAATTTGAAAAATTTTCGACGGAACGAAAAAAGGACTTTTGGGAAGACCACGAGAAACGGATAAAGGACTTTAGGGCTAAAGGTGGAAGAATTGGATATGCCCGTGGTAGCGGAATCGCGAGCATTCCCAAAGGACATGATCTTGATTTAAGAGATAGTGGAGGATTTATTCCTTATGGCTCAAAAGAAAGAGCAGATGATGTAGATGCACGTGTAAGCAAAAATGAATTCGTTATGACCGCTGATGCTGTACGTGCTGCAGGTGGAGGAAGCGTGAACAAAGGAGCACAACGCATGTATAATCTTATGAATAATTTGGAGGCACGAGTTTAATGAGCGCATCCTATACAACACAAGCACCCCATATAGAAGCAGCCGGGACTATTTTAACTGATCGTCTGACTGCTCTTACTGGACAACCTCTTGATACAGCTCAATTTGCTCCTACAATTACTGGGCAGTCTTTATTTGGTCAACAAGCACAACAACGGGGTGCAACACAAGCAGGTTTGGGTACACTCCAACGAGATGCTACCGGACGGATCACAGGCTTTACTGGTGGTACAGGCATTGCATCCTATGAGCCCTATCTTCAAGCGGCAGAGACTATGGCAGCGCCAAGCGCAGCTACCATTTCATCTTTGATGAGTCCCTATCAACAAAATGTACTTGATACAACTTTAGCTGAAATTAATAGAAGTTATGATGAGCAGGAAATTGCCCAAGCATCCAAGGCAGGAAACCAATTTGGTGGAGATCGGTTTGGTGTTCTGACCGCAGAGATGCAGAGAAATAGAGGGCAAGCAATTACTGATGCCACAGCCCGTTTAAGTCAAGCAGGATATGAAAGTGCTTTAGGAAGAGCCCAACAACAATTTCAAAATCAAATGAATCTTGCTCAAGGGGTGCCACAATTACAACAAGGACAAATAGCCGGTCTTGCTGGTCTAGCACAAGATGAACGAGTTTATCAACAATCTCTTCTTGATGCCCAAGCGCAAGCAGGACGCATGGCTGCCATGGAGCCTTACGAACGGTATGGTTTCTTTGGTGAACAATTAACAGGGTTATCTGCTGGTGTTCCAACATCGACCCGTATGATGAATGCTCCCGCAACCCCTCTTAGTGTAGGTCTGGGTATTGCTGGGCTTGGTACGAGTTTGCTTGGATCTGTGTATCACGGCTCTCAAAGGCCCCCTACAGGGTAATTATGAAATCAAAAGTATTAAAAAGAAAAATGTTTGATCGTACCTTTCGCGATGCACATGGTGTAGGAATTACATCGGGACTTGAGCATCGTCCGCGCTATGCGCGTGGAGGTCGTATAGGACTTCAAGATGGTACTACTGTTAGAGATCAATTTAAAGAACAATTTGGTAACATATTTGGTACTGACGCAGACGATGTTATAGGAATGGCACAGGGCGTAGAAGGTTATTTTCCTGAGTCAAAACTTCCAACTCGTGAGGAGTATTTAAAAGAACAGGCAAAATTACGTGGAGAATATTTACCGGCCCCCTCACGTCAGGCTGATTGGCTTGACTTGGCACAATTTTTCGCAAGACTCCCTGGACCAGAAACATTAGGGGAAAATATTTTAAGAGCAGGGAAAGAAGTTCTCCCTCAGTTTGCTGAGAGAAAACGTGAGGAAAAAGATTTAGAACGTGCCTTTGCAGTGCAAGACATAGAAAATTATGCACAATTAAAAGCAGCCTCTGAGCAAGCCGAACTAGCTAAAAAAGAGGCTAGTTTGGGATATGCGACTGAAATATGGAAACAACTTAACAAGCCTAAAGATATCGATCAACAACGAAAAACAGTCATGGAAATAGGAACTCGTCTTCGTCTTGAATCTCCAAAATTTAAAAGTGATATGGAAGCTTTGTTTAAAGTACCTTATGCTGAAATTGCTGAAGAGGATCTTATTCAACAAGCAGAACGTCTTATTTATTCATGGCAACCCTTGACCCCTACGGACTTTGGTGAGCAAATGGAATTGTATGGATTAGGAAGAGTATTCCGTATTACTAATGTTGCTCAAGAGTATATTAACGCAAATAAGGACTATGATAAAAACCAACTGGCCGATGATCGAAAACCTTTACAATATACACTGGATGGAATGAGAAGTGCTTTACGTGACGCAAAAACTTTGTTTGACGAAGGGGGTATGACGGAAGAGCAATACAACAAGAACGTAACCACGTTATTTGACTCCTTCCCGTTATGGATTTCTCGAAATCCAGAAGAAGTAGTTATGCCTGGTAATTTATTTAATGGTTACAGAACGGATGATATTACAGCGATGACCCAAGCATCCTCAGAGCGTTTAAGTGAGGCCGATCGTCAAGCTCTTGTGGATCAAGGCACCGGAAATTCATTCTTGGATTATACTGATATAGTCAGGGCCATGAATGATGCATGGGTCAATAGTAATATTGAAAGAGGAATGATTTTGATACTTCCTAACGGTACACGTGTACGATACCTTGGCCTTAATGGAGATGAGAACGCTGGACTTGGAAAGGACCAACCTGGATATGTTGATGATTTAAGTCCAGGTGAAGTAGTCTTTACTGTGGTTACAGGTGGCAGCTATTCTGCAGGGATGGAGGAAGGAGATCCTGCTTTTGCTACCGATGAAGTTCTAACTTTCGGGTAGGGGTGACCTATGGCCGGACTTTCAGGAGAAAAAAATGAAAAACCTAAAAGTATTTACGAGCTTAATGCTTCCGAAAAAGCAAATAGGCCATCGTGGTATAAGGCAATGGGTGCAGGACTTGTCTCCGGTGCTATTAAAATTCCGGAAGGTTTTGTATCGTTATTCTCCGATGTTTATGATTTGACAAAGGACACAAACACGGCGGCTAAAGTAGAAGACTTTTTTGATACCATCAATCCTTTTGAAGAAATTGCAGAAGAAAGACTCTCTGGAAAAATAACTGAAATTATTATTAATTATGGTATTCCTGCAAACTGGGGACGAAAGTTCGCCCAAAAAATTGCCCGCAAGGCTGTGGATGCAAAACGAGCGGGTCAATACACCAATATTAAAAGTCAAAATTTAAAAGACGCATTAATAGCTAAAAATCGTAAAACGGATATGGGACTGGAAACCGCTGCTGGATTTTTAGGTATTGGTGCAGGCGAAGCCATTGTTGCATCAGAAAGATCTCTTAGTGAGATTGGAAGTATTTTTTCAGGAAAATATTATCCCTTAACATATGAAGCTTATAATAGTGAAAAAGTATATGGGGAACAACCCAGTAATTCAGAAGATGCATGGCGTCGCCTAAAAAATAGAGCTAAATGGGGCATAGAAGGTGGCCTTCTTACAAGTGCCATTGTAGGAACGGGAAAGGTCGGAAAATTTATTTATAAAAATAGCAAAGATATGGTGAATTCTAACTCCCGTATTGTAAGGATCTTAGATAAAGCTGCTGCAAGCGTACGCCCGCGTGGAGAAGCCTCTCTCCCTCTTTTCAATAAACTCAATAAATTAAAGGGAGACAAGAAAGCACAGGAAAATATGGCGAATGAAATCATGATGGACTTTAACAAAGCCTTAGATTCTATTTACCCTGCTTTAAGCACATCGTTAAATGCGGCTACGAAAAAAGAAAGAAAAGAAGTTTATAATTTAATTAACGATATTTTAAAATCCTACAAAGAGGGCATCCCTGATCGGGAGATGACACTCCGATTAATTAATATGCTGAAAAGTAGAGGTGCAACAGACCCTCAATTAAAAACCCTTTTAGGTGAGATGTATAAAATGCGAAGCTTTTTAGATAAGCCTTTAAGGTCTATCGGTAGCTCTCTTGAACAAGCGGGTATTAAAGATGAACTCTTTGCAGAAGTACATAAATCCATTGGACGTTATTTAGAAAATACATACAAGTTAATGAACAGAAAAGGCGTGGGATTGTTTGGCCGTGTAAAACCGGGGCAAGAAGCTGTGGATCGCCTTAAAAAACTTCTCATGCGTCATGCACGTATGCGTGGTTATCCTTTGACTGATCTAGAAGCAACCGAAATGGTGCAACTTATTATTCGATCAGGGAGCGAGGCAACAACTACAATGGGTTCTAAAAGGGCATTTTGGTCCTTGAACCTCGATGATTTAGGCCATTCGCCGGAGCGTGATATTTTAGAACCTATCTTTAACAAACTCTATAACACCATGAAAGGAGGAGCAAGGCACACGGACCAAAGGAGAGAACTGACACCTCTTTTCAAGGAACTCTTTGGAGAAGTAAAAGATCCTCGCATGAACTTTTTAGATGCAGCCATGAACCTCGTACAGACCACACATATTTTTAACACATTCAATGACATTGTAAATTCATCAAGACAGAATTTTAAGAGAGGAGCGACGACAAAAATTGTTAAAGGTCCTGATGGAGTAGAACAACAAATGGTGACTGGCTTTGATGCAACTAAATCTACATACCGCCCTATAGTTGTACCTGATGATGTATTGGGCGGTTTTAGATCGGAAGCAGATAAAATTAAATTTTTAGAAACGCATGTATATCCGAATCAAAAGGTAGTACGTTTAGAGTTCCATCAAGGAACCCAGATGGGAGAATCATTTTTAGCGAATCCGTTGAAAGGAGCCTATGCTCCGCGTGAGCATGCAAAAATGTTTGAAGTAGCCCAAAAATCCCCATGGCGAGAAACGACGGGGTTTAGAATTGCTGACTGGCTATATAAAAATTTAGGACTTTTACCCAAAGGATATACAAATTTAGCTAAAACTGTTTTTGGACAATTTACCCATGCACGAAACTTTATTAGTGCAGGTTATTTCACCGCTGCCACAGGTGTTGCGACCGAGGCTCTTTTACATCCCAAACTTGTATGGCAAGCATGGAGAGAATCATATAAAGCTTTACAGGGACCTTTTAAATCAGGGAACACTAAAGAGGCCAATCGAGTCTATAGAGAAATGTTGGAGTTGGGGATTGTTAATTCCAATGCGCGATTGGGGGATGTTACTCGACTGATGGATGATGTCCATGGAGCGGGCGGGCCTTTAGGTTATGCGACGAGTAAAGAGCCAATTAAAGTATGGAAAAAATATATTAAAAAATTTCAAGACGCGTACGTAGCGGAAGACGACTTTTGGAAAATGTTTATTAATACATTTGAAAAGATGCGTTTAAAAAGAGCTTTTCCAGAATGGAGTGAAGAACAAATTAAGAGGGAGGCAGCAAAACGAGTACGCGATACGGTTCCTAATTATGAATATGTGGGCTCTCTTCAAAAAGCTTTTAGATTGTCACCTTTTGGCAACTTCTTATCTTTCCCCTCAGAAATTATCAGAGGCACCTATAACAATGCAGAACTGGCAATTCAAGACATGTCCCGTGGTTATAAACGGGGACTAAAAACTGGTAACTGGTGGCAGCATTGGGACGGGTGGAATCGATTAATTGGTGTGACCGCAGGCATTGGTGCGGGTGGTTCAATGCTTGAAAAGTATGGACAATATCGTACGAATGCAAGCCAAGAAAAATTAGATGCTGTGCGTATGTTTGTGGCGGAATATGCTAAAAATAATCCCCTAATGTTAATGGAAGATGACGCAGATGGTAACCCACGCTATATTGATTTAGGGTATATCATGCCTTATGAGGGTACTGTGTCTGGAGTCCGTGGAGTACTTTTAGAGGTAGCTAATGGAGATACGAATGAACAAAGGCTCATGGCTAAATTAAGAGATGGTGTCCTAAGAGGACTTGGTCATATACTTGAACCATTCATAAGTCCCTCCATTTGGTTTACCAGTATGACTAATTTATTTTTGAGAGACGGAGAAACTAAAACGGGTCGTCAAATTTGGAATCCTGAAGATGAATGGTGGACCAAAGTAGAAAAAGCTACGGGGCACCTTCTCTATCAGTCTGCTCCTTTGAATTATTCTCAACTTAAACGTCTTTGGCAAGCCTATTATGGAATTGAAACCAAGGGATGGAGAACACATGACTTTACCGACGAGTTGGGTGGCATTGCAGGGTTTAGAGTACAGGTTATAAAACCCGAAGAGAGATTTCCACAATTCATTAACACATATCAAGACACAACCGAGAATGCTTATAGATATATGACCGAATCTTCTTATGCAAGAGATCCGGTAAATTTTAATCCTCAAGGTCTTTTAAATTCTTACAGAGATTATTTACGTGTCGCTTTTGAAGCACAACGCACATTATATTATCAAATGCAAGCCGCCAAAGAATTGGGCATGTCCCGTAAAGAAATGAGAGAGAAGTTTGGAGGACGTGTATCTTATGAGACATGGAGAAATATTGAGAAAGGAAAATTTGATCCTAACTTTATTTCAAGAAAAATGAGAGAATTCTTTAGCTCGGAGGCAAGGATGAAAGGACTGCCGAATCCATATTCAGGGGCTAAGTCGTCGTTGCGTCAATTATACCTTAGTAATAAAAATAAAAGTTTAACGGAAGATTTATTTGACCCACGCTCCGATATTCAACTCGAAGTAAAAAAAGGATTTTTCTCCAAACAATCTCAACTTCCTGCTGGTGTCGGAGCTCCCGTAATAACAGCTCAAAATTATACTGCACCCGGATTAATACTTCCCCAACAAGGACAAAACCAGTATAATCCTGCAACCGGATTAAGTAGAACAGAATCGGCTTTACTCAGTCCGTCTGACCAGGTAATTAGAAAACAACAACGAGGGATAATTTAATGGCACCGATTGAAACAGAACAAGTCGCACATAATCTTGAATTACATTTAAGAGAATGCAAACTTCGTTACGAACAGTTTGAAGAAAAATTAGATCGTATTGAAGTGCAACAAGCATCAACAAGTAAACATACATTTGAATTACGCCAACTTATGGCGCGATTTATTGGAGGAGTGTCCGCAGTAAGCGTGGTGTCGGTAATCTGCGGTATTCTCTACTATTTAACCAATTTATGATAAAAAAAACGCTCTCAGAGCCACGGAGACGCGTTTAAAAGGAGATTAGGATGTCAGGTACTACATTGAAATATTTTACGCCAGAGGAGCTTAAATGCCCCACTACGGGCCAATTGGTGTTAGCTGATGGTTTTGGAGAGGCATTAGACGCTTTTAGAGAAAAGTTTGGTCAATCCATGACCGTGACCAGTGGATGCAGAACAAGTGAGCATAATGAGTGGCTCAAGGGTCGAGGTTATCCCGCAAGCAAGAATAGT